TGGGGCAAGCATCATTTAAATAGGCTAATTAGTTGCAAACCACAAAGTGAAGCATGGTGGTGGACTAATGTACTGGACCAATGCCTACATGTGCTAACTTATTATGCACTGGTTGTGATTGCTAGTGGCGTGTAGGGCCGCCCTTGGTATAGTCTTTAATATCCAAATCGTCTGATATAGTTTCTGCTACATGCGCAAGCATTTGCTGAATCTGATCATCTTCTAAAAAAGTTTTATACAATACCAAACTATGCTTTAGCAGCATAGTAGCAACATACATAAAATCTTCGTCACTTGTCAACTGTGTTTGAATGTGTGCTACTAGTGCATTTTGTATATCTTGCATACGTTGTGTGTCGTTACTCATTACTTTCCTCCAATATATTCATGTGTACTGCTACTAGTTGTGCGTAGGCCACACTGTGACTTTTCTTAAAAAAGTATTCATTGCCTTGTGGGCGTTGCCATACACTCTGCGCTACCTCTGCCCAGGTCTTGCCTACTAGATGTCTTTTGCCAGGACGAATAACAGCAAGGAACATTGCCATACGAGGTATACTGTTAACTGGTTCAGGCATCTTACACATTAGATCCCAGTGATTGCCAATATGTATAACACTCTCAAACCGTGTTTTATCCAAGAGTGTAAGCCAATTAGGATCCTGCATAAGTTCTACTAGGTGTAGTTCATTGCGTACATGTTCATATACATTTACATTAAGCAAATCTAATTTAAAGTATCCTATATCTTCTGCTCGTTTGTGTTCCAGCGTAGCAATACCATCATGTGCAACAGGAATATCTGTAAAGTAAACTCCAGTGTTATGTCGTGCATCAGTGTTGAGCCTAGCGGGCACACCTTGAATGTAGTCTAGCAACCGTGTGCGATCAGCAAAGTCAATGTCGACATCTGGCATATCATACATTATAGTCCTGCTTCCTTGAGTATATGTTTTACCCATTCTGTGTCCGCAAAGTAATCTACAAACTTGCGCTTCCAATAGTCTGGATCAATATATGGAAATATCATTTCAATCTGCTCTGTGCTTAGTTTGTCCAGTGCTTGTTGCCCACTAGTACAGTTAAAAATAATCCAAGCACTGATGCGTCCTGTTGTAATATGCTGCACAAGAACATTACCGTTAACATAGTTAAAGTAATGGTTGAATACACTTTCTTTTTCTTCTGCCCAGGTTTCCATGGTCTTTATGCTACGCTCCAGTGCATCCTGTGTTGCTTCTTTGCGCAAGTGCTCCATCAAATATTCCTGATACACTGCATCCTTGCACCAGTAGTCCAGTTTCTTATTGCTTTTAATTACCCAGTCAATAAACTTAGCAGTGTTAATAGCACGAATATTCACCATGTGTCTACCAAACTTTACAAACGCATTATAGTATGCACTGTCACTAAAGTCTTTGTACGTCTTAAATTTTGCACTGCCCTGTGTAAGTTCATAGAAACGCAAATAAGCAGTCATGCCCAGTTTAACACCTGCTTCATTCTCTTGTTGTGCTCTGCGCTTTGGCTCGCAAAGATGCGCAGCAAGTGTGCTTTCCTTGCGATACGCTTTGCCGCAGTACTGGCATATGTAGTCTTTAGTTTCCATACTATAGTTAATTATAGCATCTTTTATAACGCTTGTAAAATCGTTCATAGATCACCGTAAAGTTTTGCTATTGCTTTAAGGTCCTTGTCTGTGTACATGTTAGCAAGCATGTCCAGTTCATCACTTTTTGCAAGTGGATGCAGTCGTTCTACTTCTTTACGCCGCTTGCTACTATTGTTCTTGTCTTTCTTTTTATGACCAACCCACTGATGAAACTGTGTTCCCATGCCAGGACTTACTGTGCATAATAGTTGCCACACCAGTTTAGGGTGCCGTGCTAGTTCAAAGTAAGTGCAGTTAACACGCTGATTGCCAGCCATTAAGTAGTACGCTTGTAGTTCACCACTGCCTTTTACTAAACTTACATAACGGTTTAGTAAGAACGGTGCTAGTTGTTTTTGATGCTCAGGTGTAAGCCCATCATAGAACACATAGTCTTTGCGATCTATTGCAGCAAGCACTGTGTTTAGGGGCAACTTGTCAGTCAAATCTAACTCCGTGTGTATCTATTACATCACTAAATGATAGCACAAACATGCGGGCATCGTCAAGTGTTTCAAACTCTAAAACTATTGTATCGTCAACGCTTTCTATTCTATGGTCTGTGTCTGTGCGATGTTCTAAATAACGTCTCACACGATCTGTTAAATTTTGGGCTAGGGTTCCGTGCTTTACTGCAGTGTGAAAGTCTAACATATGGCTAAATTCAAAGCATCTATAGTCTGTGCGAGTTATCCTGCCTGGAGTAGTCATACCAGGACGCCAAGGCATACTACCACGCTTTGTCAATGCTTACAATCTCGTTTTGCTTGTTGATCTCTTTTGCGCAGAACACACAACGAGGATTTTCTACGCCTGTTTCAATTGGAATTGCAAGTATCTGTCCCTGTTTAAGTTTAGGAAAGAACCATTTGACATCGCTGTAAATGTCCACAATGTTTACTGGCAAATAGTTGTGTCTAAAGTCTCCCAGTGGATTAAACACAAATGCATCAAACCCACGATCGTTTAGACTGCTAAAGTTTAGCATCTCTAGGTCACCAATGTCTCTGTCACCAATAAGTATTTTCCAATCCACTGGCATGCGAATCATGTTACCGCCAACATCTAGCACTACTGCTGGACTGTTAAAACTTTCTAGAAAGATAAGCGGAATGAAAAAGTAATCTGGGTCTGCTGGATTACTGTTGTCCAGTATTGCAAAACGAAGATCATCTACCTCGTCTGGTATGTCATTCATTTCATATGCTGTGTTTTCTAATGTAAGTATACGCATTAGTATACCTCTACAATTTTATCAGCAATGCCATATTTCTTTGCTTCCTCTGCACTTAGCCAAACATCTTCTGCAGGAAGTAGTACTTCACGAATCTTCTTTTCAGTTAAGCCAGTGCATTTTTTATAGTGTTCCAGCATACGCTCACTGCTAAGTTCAAACTCACGCATTGTAGCAAACAGCTCATGTTCTTTACCACGTGATCCCCAACTGTATTGATGTGACAGTATACTGGTGTTTGGTGTAATTACACGGCGGCCTTTTGTGCCTGCCATAAACGTAAGGATACCACAACTTGCAATAAGTCCTAGTCCAACCGTTTTAATTGGAATCTTACTGCCTTTCATAGTATCAATAAGTGCAAATGCTGCATGCACACTGCCACCAGGACTGTTAATAATAAGTGTTAGTTCTTTAGGACGTTGACTTGCTGGCAACATATTCTGTTCAATAATCCAAGTAACAAACGGCGCAGTGCTCTTATTATTAAATTGCTCATAGAAGTAAGCAACTCCGCTGTTATACATAGTTTCGCCTAGTTTTGGCTTTTCCATCTTTTCACTCATACTAATTCCAATCTGCTTTCTCTACCGTAAACGGATAGTTTGCTTCTTTATAAAATGCTTTACGTTTTGTTAAATGTCTTTTAGCGTATTTTGCTGTACTGGTTATGTCCCAGATTTGTACGAAGTCTTTGTCTTCCGCTTTGCGAATGCCGCGACCAATGCTTTGTATAACTCTAACAAAACTTTTACCGGGCTCAACAAGCACAAGATTAAAGATACGAGGAATATTGATACCCACCGCTGCAACTCCATAAGTGGCGATAATGACCTTGCCTGTAGCAGTTGATACCTCGTCATATTCTGTTTTTCTGTCTGCACCTTTTGTACTTCCTGATACGAACACACTGTCTGGGATACGACTTGCTAGTTCATTGCCTGCTGCAATTCTGTCCACTAGTATAAGTGTGTTGCCTGTGTCCTTGATACTATCACATAGTCCTGAGATATAATCAAGTCTGCCTTTATCTTCTAGTAAGTATTTAAGCTCGCTTTGATAATTTGTATGCACAACTGTATCAATCATTTGTACAACGTTCACGTGACACTGTGCAAGCACACCTTTGTCCTGCAGTTCTTTTGCGCTGATCTGATTTATAACAGGACCAATACTGCACACAATACCCACGTTCTCAAACTTCTCTTTAGGTACTGTGCCAGTTAGTCCCCAACGTATGGGTATATGGCTCATTACACCCGTTAGCAGGGCTGTAAGGGCGTCTGCTTTAGCCATATGCACTTCGTCCACCATAATACACACCACATCCTCAAGGAACTCACCAATGCTTATAGGCGCTACTGCGTTCTTTGTATTTTTTAGTAGTATGTTTAGACTTTGCCAAGTGCAAATGGTATGTGTTTTACCAAACTCTTTACGCTCACCATAGTACACTCCAACATCCAATCCCATGTTGACATAGTCTTCTTCTGTTTGTGTAACTAGACTTTTGTTGGGAACAATAACTACACTGCGTCCATAGTTCTCAACACTCTTGCTCAGTGCTGCAGTCATCAGTGTTTTACCTGCACCTGTTGCAATCTCCTGCAGGCTCTGTGGATTTGCTAGGAACTCGTTGATTGTTTCAACTTGGTAGTCACGCAATATAATAGGCTTACCCTGTGCAGGATGCCCCTTTGGCCACGCTACATGACTAAAACTTTCTTCTGTTACAGGCTCTAATACAAACTCAGTCTGATATTCACGCATGTCATTCAGCGTAACATCATATCCCTGTTGTACCAGTACTGGAAGAATGTCCGGGAGGAGGTTTATATATGTACTCCCTCCAAGTTGAAAAAATGCTTTTTTGCCGTCCCAGCGTCCAAGTTTGACAGCAGGTAGATAACGAGCATAGGGGATCTCATACTTGAACATATTGGATAACTTTTTGCGAGTATCCAAGTCCAATCCTTCGATCTTACAGTTCACTTCGTCTTTAACGTGTATTATTGCAGGCTTCATATATCTTTTCCGCTATTTGTTTATGACCTTGTTCCAGTGGATGGCCGCCAGGTCCATGCGGTGTATCATATGCCCATTCGACAAATCCAAGATTGGGCCAACCTAGAAACTTAGTTTCATCTATTAGTTCGTAATACCCTTGATTGTCTTTATAGTATTTGCCAAAACGGTGCTGATTGTCAAACACATTACACATTATATAATCTATTCGTTTATTTTGCAAGAAACTCTGTAATAGAATAACTTGTCGCAACCAACGCCTGTATTCATGCTCGGCATTGTTATTAATAGTAATATATTTAATAAGTTCTTTGCGATATTCTAACACAGGATCTTGATCAAAAACGCGACTACTGCAGCCAGGCCATATGTCATAAGCACCCCATTCATCAGCATGCTCTTGTCTACCGCAACTTGTCCAAGCAACTACTACTAACTTTGGTTTGTGCTTTGCAACTGCTTGAATAGTTTTCTTTACAATAAACTCATTACCAACACCAGGAGTACCATCGTTAATTAAATGGCAACCAAGACGATCAGCAAGTAACACAGGCCAGGCTTGCGTTGCCGGATCTGGCAATTCTTGTCCGTATGTAAAACTATCACCAACTGTGTAAAGCATAATATCCATTATAACATAAAGTGAACGGGTAGTCTATTTCTAAACTACCCGTTCTGAACCGCGATTGGAGGAGAGAGGAGAGAGGAGCCGCGGTTCAATCCGTCAAATTTTTAACAACCGTTTTTACAGCCGTTTCATACAAGTGCTTTCTGCAAGCGCACGCCAGTTGTTAGGACTGATTTTCATTAGATCTGCAACTTTAAGTGCCATACGCAAACTAACTTCACGGAACTTGTTGCAATTTTCAGCCATAAAATCTACTATCTCGGCTTCTTGTTGCATGTCCATGCTGTAGTCCTTGAACAAATCACCTACTGCGGCAATCTGTTTTACACGCAGTATCTTATCACGCATGGTGTCCAGTGTGAGATCCAGGTAGTGACAGCGAGACTGCAATGCTTCAAGATGATCTTGTAGTCGCTTGCTCTTAACATTCTCAAACTTGATGTTAGTAATAAAGCAAGCACTGCCTTTAAACTCAAACTTATCTGGAATACCTTCGTTACGCAGTTTGTTAGACTCTGCGTTCCAGTATATCATACGCTTCTTGCCACTATCAAGTGCGGCTTTCAATATGTTTAGTGCGAGGTCATCCATCAATACACTGTCACAGTCATCAAACACAAGCACGTTGCCTTTGTCACTGTACTCGTATAGTTTA